AGTGACCACTTTATGACTTTTGGGGCTTTTGCCTCTATAAATAACCTAGACACTAAATCAAGAGATTTTCATTTATATGGAACAAACACAACAACAGGTTTTTACTTTGATGAAAGTGCAGGAAACTTTGGTGTAGGAACAACTTCACCATCTGCTAGAGTTCATATAGAAGGTTCTAATGAAACCTTAAGAATAGTATCACCTACAGCAGGTAATACTCATTTTTCTCATAATCAGATAAATAATTTTTTTTCTTACGCAACCACAGGTAACACATTTTTTAGAACATATAATGGTTCTGCTTATACTAATAGAGTATTTATTTCAGGAAGTGGTGAGGTTGGTATAGGACTTATTACTCCATCACAACAACTCCATATTAAAGAAAATATGATGATGGGAGATAATGCTGGTGGTGGTAATTTTATACACGGAAGAGACAACCTAGCACTTTCAGCCGATGGAGTAGTTTCAATAGTTACAGATGCTAATGACACATCTGGTGTTGGTTCTTCAGACCTATTTTTAGGTTATGGTTCTTCTGTTGATTTAAACACAATTGCTACCTCATCATATGCAGATACTTTTCCAAATAATACACCTAGAGTTACTTTAATAAAACTTGACTCATCTGCTAATAATGTAGGTATAGGAAATAATTTTACTGGTGGTGCTGATATGAGATTACATGTTAGCTCTTCGGATGCTAATATTCTTAAATTAGAAAGAAGCAATGTTAATAATGTAAACGTAGCTTATACAAATACCACTGGTACAATGTATGCGGGTATAGATACAATTTCTAGTGCACTAATTTGGGGAGTAGGAAGTAATCAAGACATGAGTGCAGGATCTGTACTTACAGTTTCAGGTGATAAAGTTGGTATAGGAACAACAGCCCCATCTCACACACTAACTGTAGACATGAGTAGTGATGTTAATCATATCTACAACCAATCAACTAATGCTAATGGTTTATTTATAAAAGGAAATGGAACAGCAAGAGCCGCACACACAGGACCCGATGGACCTGGTATATATTTAAGTTCGGGAACTACTAGTACAGCAGAATTTAACCCTGCACTTATTTCGGTAGCTTCTAAGGATTCTGGAGGAGGTGGACTTCATATATTAACAATACCTCCAGATGACCACGCTGACCATCCAGGACTAGTAATTAGAGTGGACGATCCTCAAGCTACATCAGATGCATCTAGATTTGCAGAAAATTCTGACATAGTTCAATTTTTTAATTATACAACAGAATCCTTTAGAATAGCACATGATGGTACTCTTACAGGATTAGACTCAGATATTGGTTCTCTTTCAGATAAAAGATTAAAGAAAAACATAGAAAATTATCAATATGATTTAGAAAAATTTAAACAACTTAAAACTAGAATATTTGATTGGAAAAATCCTAAGGAACACGGTAATAAATTTCAACAAATAGGTTTTATTGCTCAAGATTTAGAAAAAATAGATCCTAGATGGGTTAAAGAACATAAAATAAATCTTGAAAGTCCCGACAATGATTTTTTAGACAAAGATAAAATATCTAAGACAACCCCTTTAGGACAAACAGATGCAATGTATGTTTCAATAATACAACAACTTATTACAAAAGTAGAAAATATAGAAAAAGAATTAAAAGAACTAAAAAATGGCAAATAACTTACATTATAGAGATGGAAGTATATACTTAATTAGTGGTAGTATATCACCATCTATATCAACATCTATTGATACAATTATAGGAACCCAACCAGCTTTCGAAATAACAGGTTCAGGCACCGCTTCTATAACACAATCACATGTAATATATCCTAGTGTTACTGGTTCTTCTTTCAAATCATCTATAACTTTAGACTCTACAGACAATTCATCATTTATAATATCAGGTTCAAACCCATCATCTTCCTTTTATATGTCAAGTTCAGGTAAATTTGGTTTTGGAACAACTGATCCCTTAGTTAGTTTTGACATTAGATCAGATGAATTTCAAATTCAAAAACAAGGAAAAAGACAAGGTATAAGAGTAAATAATGAAGGAAATATAGAAAGTTTTAACGCAGAATCTACAGCAGCAGCAACAGGTAGTGAATTTATATTATCTTATACTAGAGGGGGAACAGGAGAAGTATCATCTATAGCTTTACAAAAAATATTAGGGGTAAGTTCTGATGAAATAACCAAAGCAGGAGGAGCAACAGCATTTTTTAATGGATTAAGGGGAAGAGATCAAGATAAAATTTTATTTTTAATGGAAAGACAAGGTTTAATAGCTTCAGCTTCCATAGGAGATGTTTTAGGATCAATTAGATGGATAGCATCATCAGGATCAGTTAGTGATAAAGACAGAACAGCAGGAGAAGCAGCAACCATACAGGCAGTAGTAAATGCTTCAAATAAGTTTGGGGTATCAGCTGATTTACTTTTTAAAGTAGCTGACAAAGCAGCATTAGAGGGAGCATCAAGTGATTTAGGGGCAGCAGGCGCACCTAAAACAGCTTTATTGTTAGATGGAAATTTTAATCATGAATTAACTGGTTCTTTAAAATCCACAGGAAATATAACATCTCCTAACATAACAGCAGACAGTGGTTCGTTTTCAACTAGAGTAACAGCTAATGATGCTAAAACAGGTATATCAACTTCACAAACATCGGCAATTACAGCTAACACTGCAAAGACAGGTATATCAACAGCACAAGCATCTGCAATCACAGCTAATACTGCGAAAACAGGAACTAATAAAGATTTAGCCCCAGATACTGAAGCAATAATACTTAAAGCAACAGTTGCAGAAAGTAAAGGTGTTTATACATTAACGTTTACTGCAACCCACAATAAAACAACAAAAACAGCAAACATAACAATGAGTTAAAACTCTTAATGGTTTTTAACCCCTACATATATGTATATCCGATTAATAAATAAAAATAAATTTTAACATTTTAAGTTATGGCAGACGCAATCAAATTTACAGAAGACGAATTAAAATCACTTCAAGAACTTCAAGGAACTTATAATTCTATTACCATGTCAATGGGTCAACTAACATTATCTAGATTAAGTTTAGATAACCAAGAAGAACAACTAAAAACAGCTTTAGAAGATACTCGTACTAAAGAAAATGACTTAGCTAAAGAACTTACTAATAAGTATGGTAAGGGATCTTTAGACATAAGTACAGGAGAATTTACTCCATCTCTTGAAGAATCTACTGAAGAAGCTACTAAGTAGTAATTGCTTTAAATTATATTTTATATTTATAGGTGACCCCAAAAGAGGTCGCCTATAGTAGTTTTGGTTTATGAAATGTTTTTATATTTATATCCAGAACAACATATTGAAATAACAAAATAAAAATAACAATAAGATGGCAGAAACTATTATTTCACCAGGTGTATTTACAAGAGAAAATGATCTTTCTTTTTTACCCGCTGGTATTGGAGCAATTGGAGCGGCAATTGTGGGACCTACAGTTAAAGGACCTGCTTTTGTACCTCAAGTAATTACAAGAGGATTTTCAGAATTTGAAAGAGTATTTGGACCACAACATCCAGAAACTTATATCCCCTTTGCAGTTAAAGAATATTTAAGAAACGCAGGAACTGTAACAGTGCTAAGAGTACTAGCAGGAGGAGGATATAAGTATAATGATACTATGAATAATGCAATTGCAATTGTAAATAGCAATTCACCTTCTCAAGCAGGAGGTCAAATTATATCAATTATTGTTCCTTCAAAAGGAAATAATTTATCTGATTTAAATGCTTCTACTTTAACTGCAGCTTCAGATGGTGATTTAACACCAGAAGCAAATGAAAAATTAGCATTAACATTATCAGGTTCATCTATAGCTAAAACAGTTATTTCAATGTCTCTATTATCTACAGATTCTCAATATATTGAGAGAACATTAGGTACTAGTGCAAGAAATTCAAAAATAGGAGGAAATACTTATTCAACAGGAGAGGGTAGTGCAATCTCTAATCCATCAGCTAAACCAGCTCATTTAGCAATCCATTTTAAAAATAAATCATTATCTAGTTCTCTTGATAATGAAGTATTACTAATAACAGGGAGTGTTTCAGCAAGTGATTTCACAAACACAACTTTTACAGAAGGATATGATCATGCAAAAACTCCAATGATTACCTCAGGATACACAAATTCCCCAGGTACTTCTACTGTAGATTTATTTAAATTCCACACATTAGCAGATGGAACATCAACAAATAAAGACTTTAAAATATCTGTTACTAATCTAAATGATGGTCAATCAGATATAGATGGTGTAGAACAATATGCAACATTTACAATACAATTAAGAGGATATGGAGATACAGATAAAGCTCCAACAATTTTAGAAGAATATACAAATGTAAATCTAAATCCAGATAGTCCAAATTATATATCAAGACGAATTGGGGATAGATTCCAATCATATAATACAACATTAGGTAAAGTACTTACATCAGGTGATTATCCAAATATTTCACAATTTATAAGAGCGGAAGTATCAGAAGGAGTTTCAGAAGGATCATTATCTCCTAAATTGTCACCAAGAGGATTTAAAGCAGTTACGGATCCATTTGCACCATTTCAACAAGCACCAGGGGGAACAGTATATAGATTCCCAGGAGCTACTTATCGTACTTCACAACAATTATCAGGAACTTACAATTTAAAAGCTTATTTAGGTTGGGATTTCTCAGAAAAACAAAATGAAAATTGGAACAGACCAGTAGCTAATTTAGGACAAGCAAATGTAGCATCAGGTTCTTCAAAAACAACTAATTTCTTTAATGTTGATGATTTTAGTATGCATGCAAGTGCTTCAGCAACATTTGTTGGATCTTTAAGTGCATCAACTGATAACACAGGAACAAGTGGACCAAGAGGAAAAGATCTTAAATTCTCAGTACCATTCCAAGGAGGAAATGATGGTATGAGCCCAGCAATAATAAGACAAGTAGGAGAATATGCTACAGCAACTAATGTATATGGATTTAATTTAAGTTCAACAAGTGCTACAGGATACACAGCTTATAAAAAAGCATTAGACATATTATCAAACCAAGATGAATATGATATTAATATGTTAGCATTACCAGGTGTAGTTAAAAATTTACACGCACCAGTAACAGATGCAGCAGTTACAATGGCAGAAGATAGACAAGATACTTTCTATGTAATGGATTTATCCACAGTAAATGCATCAGTAGCTCAAGCAGTTAATGATGCAGATGGATTAGATACTAATTATGCAGCATCATATTACCCATGGGTAAAAGTGCTAGACACATCGCGTAACAAGCCAGTATTTGTTCCTCCATCAGTTATAGTGCCTGGTGCAATAGCTGCGTCAGATCGAATTGGAGCTGAATGGTTCGCACCAGCAGGTTTAAATAGAGGTGTATTAGGAACTGTATTAGAAGCTAAAACAAGATTAAATCAAGCTGAAAGAGATGAATTATATGAAGGTAGAGTAAATCCAATCGCAACGTTCCCAGCAACAGGAGTTTGTATTTGGGGTCAGAAAACACTTCAAGTAAGACCAACAGCATTAGATAGAATTAATGTTAGAAGATTAATGATCGCAGTTAAGAAATTTATCGCAAGTTCTTCTAAATATTTAGTATTTGAACAAAATACAATTCAAACAAGAAATAGATTCCTAAACATTGCAAATCCATTCTTAGAATCAGTACAACAAAGACAAGGATTATTTGCATTTAGAGTAACAATGGATGAAACAAATAATACACCAGATGAAATAGATAGAAATAGATTAATTGGTGCAATATTTTTACAACCAGCTAAAACAGCAGAATTTATAGTACTTGATTTCAATATTCTTCCAACAGGAGCAACATTTGGGGATTAAAAATTAAGAAAAACTTAAAAAGCTTATATTTATAACTGAACAATAAAAACAAAATAAGAAGATGGCAATATTAAACACAAACGAAATGTTCTACACAGCATTCGAACCTAAAGTACAAAATAGGTTTGTAATGTTTATTGATGGAATCCCAGCATTCCTAGTTAAAAAGGTAGGACGACCAAACATATCATTTGGAGACATAACTCTTGATCACATTAACGTGAAAAGAAAATTAAAAGGAAAAGCGGATTGGCAAGACATTACAGCTGAACTTTATGACCCAGTAACACCATCAGGTGCTCAAGCAGTAATGGAATGGGTTCGTTTGTCACATGAGTCAGTTACAGGTAGAGATGGTTATTCTGATTTCTATAAAAAAGACATTAGATTTAACGCTTTAGGTCCTGTAGGTGATGTTGTTGAAGAATGGATTTGTAAAGGAGCTTATTGCAAAGCAGCTAACTTTGGAGAATTTGATTGGTCTTCTGAAGCACCAGCAAACATCTCACTTACTATTAGAATGGATTACGCCATCTTAAATTACTAATAGTAATAAAAAATATAATAAGAAGAAAGCGCCTAATTTGGCGCTTTTTTTATTTCTCTATATATGTATATCTGAACTAGTTTTAATAAAATAAATAACGTTATGGAACAAACACAACAAAAACCCCAATTTCCTACTGAAGAAGTAACATTACCTTCAAAAGGATTACTTTATCCTGAAGGACATCCTTTAAAATCAGGAAAAATCACAATGAAATATATGACAGCTAGAGAAGAAGACATTCTAACAAATCAAAATTTCATTAAAAATGGCACAGTAATTGATAAATTACTAAAATCACTTGTAGTCGATAAATTTATAAATTTAGACGACATGTTAATTGGTGATAAAAATGCTATATTAGTAGCTGCACGTATCTTAGGATATGGTAGTGAGTATACTTTTAAAGCACCT